AATAAGCACAAAGTTTTTATTCAAAATACCTACAAATTCAGCACTAGTTATTTTTATTTTAACACCTCTTTTGATTATGTATTGATATACTTCTGGATTATTAATGTAGTGAAACTTATCCCAAAGGTATGTAGGTTTAAGAACTTCTTGATTTTCTCTAGCACCAAATGCTTTATCCCACATAAATATTTTAGTAGTGGAAAAGAACGCATCTGTTATTTGTATTGCACCATATTTATTTTTCTTAGCAACAAGACCAGTTTTACCAAGTGATAGTTTGTCTATAGCTTTGTACAAGCCTAAGAATTGCTTTTCTAACCACGTTAGCTTGTCTTTTCTCTTAGCGAGAGCAAATGGTATCGTTTTTTCTTGAAGTCCTTTTATAAGGTTTAATTTAGGGTCTGTAGGTTTAGTTGTATCTAACGAATATTCTGCTAAGTTATTCTCAAAAGCATCAAGCGTATTATAATCTGAATAGTCAGTCAAATAATGTATGTAATATCTTTTAAATAGTTTGCTAAAGTCATACTCGAAGGCATTAACCCTATCTGCTTGAACTACAAGTGAAGACGATAATTGTTGATTAGCATTTACACTCCAATAATCCCATCTTTCTAATTGCACAACACCATTTTGGACTTTAGTCTTAGCATTAAACATATTTTCCATTGCATAGATTAAACTACCTAAAGTACCAACTGTATCACTTGCTTGTGGAAACGCTTTATTTAATCCAGTACCAAAATCACCAGAAAATACATCGTACCACTTTACATTTGTTCTATTTTGTGGTATTGGAAGTATTACCATGTCTTTATAATCACCTTCTAAGATTGAGGATTGGAATTTAAACCCTAAGTGATTACAACCTTTTTTAAGTAAGTCTATTGCTGTACTTGCTTTTAAAGTATTTAATGGTGGATTTAATAATCTATATACTTCAAGTCCTAAAGCAACTGCTTGATATAGTAATATTGCAGTAAAAGCTAGTGCAACAACTAATTTAAGTGCGTTTATAACAATGCTTTTCCAATCTGCAACAACAACTATTCCTGCTACAGAAACTCCGTATAAAGGCTGAACAGCCCATGCAAGACTTATTGCTCTTTCTTTCACTTCCCTTGCTTGTTGTGCAATAGTTACAGAGATAGTAAATAAACCTAAAGAAGCCATTAAAGCACGTGCGTTAGCATCTTGTGGTAATATCTGATACTTTATGTCAATTGCTGTAATTGGATTCGATAAATCAACTAAATCCCATATTAAAGTTTCTGCTTTATCAAAGAATTGGTCGTGTCCTAAATAGTTTTTAAGTGTAACGTGTACTTTATTATCGTATATCTTTAATTCACTAGTTAAGTCTATAAAGTATTCAATAGATTGTTGTGCAAACTCAATTTCATAAGGTATTCCTTCTAATAATTTACCTTGACTAATATGGTCTTTTACAATCTTATTTCCCTCTCTGGAAAGTACAACTGTATCAGTAGTCATCTTTTGTTGGTCTACACGTGCATCAAAGTCAATAGAAACACCAATATCGAATCTATTGTCTGGAGATATTTCTTGTCCTTTTATTTTATGCTTCATAATATTTTATTTAAGAGAATCTTGAAATGTTACGAACTTTTGTATTGCCAGACTTCTTAGTTTCTACAATGTGCATTACACCATTCAATATTTCAGCTACTTCTACTTGATTTTCTGGTTTGTTTTTAATTGTTTGCTCTAAAGATTCTAATTTAGATACAATCATATCCGTTCCCCATGAACCAACATTTAATTGCATTGCACCTTCACCTTTACGCATAATATCACCTCTACGGAAATCCTCTGCTAATTTAGCAATTTCCATTGTAGTCATGTTACCAGTCATTGCTGAAAGTTGTGGATTAAGTACTTTTTCTGAACCATCTACACGAACAATATATCCATCCTGACCTTGTAAATGTGGTTTACCTAAAGCACTAGCAATATTTGTTTCAGTACCATCAATAAATGTAGGTATGCTTGCTATCACTTGATTTAATAATGTAATATCAGTAAGTGTTTTTGTAAATGGATTTTCACCAACCTTAGCATTTTGAATGTTGTTAGCATACGCTTGGAATACAGTCATTGCTATTTGTAATTTTTGTATTGACCTTTGTTCATTCATTTTTTCTTTCTGTGCATCTATTTGTTGTTTATCTATTACAGCAAGTGATTCTTGTGCTTGAATATTTCCTGCTACAGCTTTTTCACGTAAGAAGTCAGCTTGTGTAGACATCCTATCCATACGTTTGTCTAACATATCAATTCTGCGTTCTGCTAAATTTATATAGTGTTCAAGTGATTTTTGGATTAAGTTATTTACAGATTCTGCTGTGTTCTTAATCATTTCTAATCGTTTTTCAGCACGTATTAACTCTAACTTATCTAATTCATCTTGAAGTCTATTTTGCGCATCACGTTTAATGTTTGCTAAGTTTCCTTCGTGTTCAATAGTTATTCCTTTCATTTCAAGGTTAGCGTCTTCTAAGCGTTTTTTTCTATTTTCATGAACTATTTTTTCTTGTTCATCAGCACCTTCGATAATGATTTTAGCTTCTTTATCTATTTGTATTTTAGTTTCGTCCAACCATACTTTTTGAGTTTGAAGTTTTTGTTTCGCGGCTTTATTTAAGTTTTTCTTTTGTGATTCCCTATCATAATCTTCTTGTTGTCTAAAATAATCACTATGTAATTCACGTAATTCTTTATTTTTCTTTTCTTCTTGTTTTCTAATATCATCTAATTCATCCTCAAATTGTTTTTGAATTACAATCTTTTTATCTTCTTCTAACTTTTTAAATGCTTTTATTTCATGCTCTTTTCTAGCTTCGTACTCGGTATTTACAGCTATCTCAACTAATCCTGCATTATATTTACCAGTCAAATTAACATTTTTTTCTTCTTGCTGTAATACGCTAGCTGTTTTATCAATAGTTTCTTGTAATTTATTTTTTGCCTTTATTTCTTCAATATCCTTTAGTATTTCAAGTTGTCTACTTAGGTATATATTAGTTTGGTTATATTCTGAATTTAAATCACGAAGTTCTTTTTTGTTTTGAATAATATCTTTAGACGGAGTGCCTGCACCACCAGTATATTTAGTATTCATCACTTCCATGTCTCGTAATTCATCAAAATAATTAGGTAATTCAGTATCAATACGAATACGCTTAGCTATCAAGTTGCTAAATCGTTCAGCCTTAGCTAAATCTGCTTTTATTACTTTAATTAAATCTTGAAATACTTTTTTCTCTGCCTTACTTCCAATTCTTTCTATTGACCTTAAATTCCCTTCTGCCGTCATTAAATCAAGAGTTGTGTACTTCGCTTTCACGTCCTCTCCGTTATTTGCAGTTTTCATAGCTGTAATGGCAGATACTACTGTACTTCTTTCACCTCTTAATCTTTGTATTTCTAATTTTATATTTGCCTTTATTTCATCCTCTTTTTGTTTCATTAATTTTTTATGCTGTTCATCAGTTATTCTACCCGCTTTTTTAGCTAAGTCTAACTTTTCCTTTTCAACTGCAAGTATATGCCTTTGTTTATCTATAAAATTATCTGCATTTGTATTTCCTCTATCAGTTGCATTTTTATATCTCATATACGCTTCGGTAGCTAAATCAGTACCTTTTGCTAAACCTATAAAGTATTCAGTAAGTTTAATTAATACTTCCATTACAGCTACACCAGTTAATCCCTTTAATGACATACCTAATAATGTAAACGCTTCTTTACCTCTCCAAGCATTTTTTATCATTGTCAATAATCCAGTATTAACTGCTTTCATTGATATTTCAGAAGCTATTGATATTGCTTTAAAAGATACAAACGCAACTACTAATTGACGTATATTATCAAGTAATCCACCAATATTATTACCTAACCCACGTAAAATCCCTGCTAATACTTTATTTACACCAATATTTTTTTGTGCTTGGTCGAAATATAAAGCAATATTTGTTTTTAATACGTTAAAAGCACCATTTAATGTTTCAAGGTTTTTTTCAGCATTCTTACCAAAACTTCTTTCAAGTGCAATAGCAAATCTTGGCATAACTTCATCTGCCAAAACTTTACCTTCCTTCATTAATTTACCTAATTCAGCTTCCGTAACCCCCATAGAATCAGCCATAACACCAAAAGCACCCGGCAATCTTTCACCTAATTGCTGTCTTAATTCCTCTGCTGAAACCGTACCCTTAGAGAACATTTGAGATATTGCAAGTAGCGAACCTTTTATATTATCATTCGATAACGCTAGTGATGAACCTGCTTTAATTACACTTTCGTAAATTCTTTTACGCTGTGCTAAACTCAAATTAGATGATTGAGTGGACGCAATAAAGTTTTTATATGAATCAACTAAGCTAATCAAATCTTGTCCGTAAGACAATGATAAATCTTTAAGGAATGAAAGGTTAGCTTGATACTCTTTAGTGCTACCTGATACGTTTCTTAAAGCTAAATTAAGAGAGTCAAGTTTTACTTGCGTTCCAACTAATGATTTTATAATGTCAATAGCACCAAATGCTAATCCTAATTGCATAAAAGCATTTCTTAAACTGCCAATAGCCTTTTGATAATTACCTACATTACGGAAGTTATCACCTACCGTACTGTCAAGTTTTTTAAGCGCTTTATCTCCTTCAATTGCTGATTTAGTAGTTTCCTTATATTGTCTGCTTAGTTTATAGTATTCTGCCGAGTTTTTTTTGCCTTGTTTTTCAAGTTCAAGCATTTCAGCACCCAAACGCTTAGATTCATTCTTTAAATCGCGAGTATTTTGCGCTAATTGTTTATAAGCATCAGATAAATCTTTTTGATTTTTTACAGCACGTTCATTTGATTTATTTATTTGTTCTTGCGTTTTTAATGCTTCACGTTTAGTTTTTTCTTCTTCGCGTAATGCTTGTTCGGAAGTCTTTTTAGCTTCACGCATTGCGATTTCATTCGCTTTATTTACTTGCGTTTGAGCATCTACTGCCTTAGTTAATTCTTTAACTTTTACAATTAATGCTTCAATTTCTTTTACATTATCAGCTTTAATTCCATTTAATTCTTTTTTAAAAGACGTTCCTACTTCTACTAATTCTTTGTTTAGTTCAGCAATCTTAGTTTTTGCTAAATCTGCACTATCTACAACTATTTTGAATATATCGCCTTCAAATATATCGGAACTCTTAATTTTTTCACTCATATCAACTTATATTACTTTGTTTTTCGTATTCTTCTAGTATCGAATAAAACTCTGATACAGAGATAATTTTCCAATCTAATCTATAACCTAACCATTTACCTAAGTATATCAATGTTTTATCAATACTTAACCCTTCTTCCGAAGTCTTTTGTAAAGATACGATTTTAGCATCTTCTATTTCTATTTGTGTTAGCTTGAAATTGTCTTTTGTGATTAAAAACTCACATTGAAGCATTGCTTTCTTCTTTAGAATATCCAAATACTTCTTATATTCTTTGTTTACACCACGTTTCTGTAAAAAAGAGTCGTATAACTTATTAAATGCTTCTTGGTTACCAGAATCCTCTTTAGTTTCTAAATTAACGTACTTTACATCACCTTCAAGGCACTTTTGCCAATTAAACAATGGTATTTCTTCAATTGATTGATAATATTTCTCTGACATTCTTTATATATTTTTCTTTCATTTCTTCTTTAAATAACGCAAGTGTATCTTCCGTCATTCCAAGTATTCGGTCGTCATACCACTTAGACTTCTCAAATTTGCTTACATCACCTTCAATTTCTATTGAATCTAAAAATACAGAAACAAACATTGAACGATAAAACTCTCCAGAATCATATAGTGTAAATGGTGTTCCTTTTACTTTGTCTGGATTAATTTGTTCTGTACGTTTTGAGTATCTACCAATGATATTTCCATCTATATCAAGTCCTTTTTCAAATTGGTATTCTTGAACCCATTTTACTATTTTATTTCTGAACTCAACATCAAAACATTTTACCCATAAACTTTGATTGTAACCACGCAAAGACCTTGCCTTGTTAAGCACTTTGTTTATGTCAGTTTTAGCAAAAAGGTCTTTCATAATTCAAAGGTAAAAAAAAAGAGGTACAAATTAATGTACCTCTCCTTAAAAGAATCTAATTAAAGATTAAGCAACATTACCAAAATCACCATAAACAAACGCACCAGCGTAGTAGATAGGTAAAGCGATACGAGCTTCAACACGAACTGTGATTAAGTTCTTTGTGAAGTTGTCACCGTCCATTTCAGAGAACTGAACAGAGATACCTTGATTTTGCATGATTTGAGCACCCATAGACCAGTCACCTACTAAGAACTTATCTACTGCGATTGCAGTTGATTTGTAAAGAGGGATACCAGCGATAGATACATTACCATCAGTTGTAACAACTGTAGAAGCAGGTAAGCTATAAGCAGCGTTAGTGTTCTTAGTGTTCATGATAGCAGCCCAATCAGTTGGGTTAACCATAATACCTGTAGCAGAGTAGTTAGAACTTTCTAACTGAGCAATAGCTTGAACTAATTGTTCAACATCTACTGTAGCAGCACCAGTTGCAGCAGTAGCTACACCTAAGATACCTTGTAAGTTAGGAGCAGTACCATCACCACTTAAGATTTGAGCATCTTCTGCAATCAAATACTTCTCTAACAAACGAGATTGTAAGAAAGAAGTCATAGCAGGTATATCATCTAACATTTGGCGAGAGATACGAACATAACCAGCGATGTACTGAGCAGCTGCATCTTTCATTGTGATATCAAAATCAACTTGAGCTTTAGAACTTCCTTGTACTTGAGCTGCTGGAGCACCTTCTCCACCACTTTCATAAGGGAAAGTAAATAAACCTTGATTAATTGTTCCGATTGGTAACAAACTTCTTAAATGCACTTTACGAGAAGGCAAAGCATATACTTGATTAGCATATTGACGAGTGATGTCACCTGTCAAGTTAACTGCTTCTGTCATATTACCTACTGCCTTTGTATCCAAGATAAAGCTTGAACGCTTTTGTTCACCACGAGCTAATTTTGCTAAGTTATCGCCATTTTGTTCGATAGCGTCTGCAAGGCTAGCATTAAAACCTTTTACTTCTGTTTGATTCATTTTTGAACGATTTTGTTTTGCTTCCAATTTTTCGATTTCATCTTTAACTACTGAAATTGAAGCTTTAGTAGCTTCTAATTCAGCTTTTACGCTTTCTAATGCACTAGCATTATCAGCCTTTGCACTTTCGATTGCTCCGTTTACTTCGGATTTGATGCCTTCGAAAGCACTTTTAATTTCTTCTACCATTAGTTGAAAATTTTAAATGATTGTAAATATTTGTTTACTTCTATTTCAATGGAAATCATCGGATCTTCTTCCTCAGTTGGCAATGCTTCTTCAGCGGTTGGCTCAGGAGAGATTGACTCTTCATCTTCCATCTCAGATAGATATTGTTGTAATTGCTTGAGTTTAAGTTCTAACAACTCAAAAGTTTCATCAGTAAAGTGTCCATTTCTCAATGACTTAATGGTTTTACCCATCTCATCAACTAGAGTTGACTTAATCTGACTTTTAACTCCTACTGTTGGTGTATTAGCGTTTGCACCCCACAATACTGAACTACCCTCAAACAATTTTATTTCATTGATTTCATTGTACCCTGATTTCTGTTGTGACTTAATAGTCTGAAATCCGATACTATGTTCTGTGATATGACCATCTTTATATAACTCATACAAGTCATTACCTAAAGTTGTATTAGGTATCTTAACACTTGCCTTTAAGCCATAAGCATCTTCCATAATCTCATATGGTTTAGCAATAGGCTTGTCTGTAGAGTGGT